CTGTAGAAACTCAGGAAAAGACTTTTTCACAAGAAGAACTAGACCGAATAGTTGCTGATCGGGTTGCGAGAGAACAACGCAAGTTCGAGAAGAAGCTGCAAGGTGTAAATCTTGACGAAGCTAGAGAGCTGATTCAGAAGCGCGAAGAAGCGGAGCTGGAAGCTCAAAAGCAGAGAGGCGAGTTCGATAGTATCTTGAAGCAAACGGTCGAAAAGAAAGATGCGGAAATCAACAGCTATAAGCAAAAACTACAGCAAACGCTCATTGATGGCGCACTAACTGCCGCAGCGAGTAGAAGTAATGCCGTAGATACCGCACAAGTAACCGCCCTATTGAAAGGCAGGACTAGGCTATCAGAAGATGGCACAGTAGAAGTGCTAGACGATAAAGGGATACCGCGTTACAATGACAGAGGTGATCTGTTATCCGTTGATGAAATGGTGACAGAATTCTTGACTACAAACCCACACTTTGTGAGAGCTACTTCTGGCGGCTCTGGCAGCGTAGGCAACGTAGGTGGCTCGACATCGAAGCCTCAATCGATGGCAGATATTGTTGCAAACTGGAGTAACGGCGGGCGCGAAGCCTATGCCGCTATGAAAAGGAAGTGACACAATTTTCCATTAATTTTTTGAGGTATTAATCATGGCAGCTACTACTAGCTCAACCTTAGACGACCTGTTTGCGAATATTATCGCTCAGGCTCGATTCACTGCTGAAGAGCAGTCTTTGATGCTGGGTCTCGTCACTCAGTATGAAATCGGCTCACAAGCTGGTAAAACAATTCAAGTTCCTAAGTACCCCTCAATTGTCGCAGCCGACTTGACCGAAGGCACTGACATGAGCAGCACCACTGTATCAACTTCTTCAGTTGCTATAACTGTTAGCGAAGTTGGCGCACAAGTTCTGCTTACTGATCTTGCTGCTATGGGCGCAGGCAATCCAGCCGATGAGCTTGGTACTGTTCTTGGTAACGCAATCGCTACCAAAATGGACAAAGACCTTATTGCTCTGTTTGATGGCTTCTCAGCTTCTATAGGTACTGCTGGTGCAGAAATCACTGTTGCTGACATCTTCAAAGCAGCCGCTACATTGCGTGCCAATAAGGTGACTGGCGTTATCAACGCTGTTGTTCACCCATATCAGGCTTACGCACTGAAAGCCAACCTGACTAACACATTTGCTAACCCTAATGGTGGCGACCTACAGAACGAAGCTATGCGCAACGGATATGTAGGCACTATCGCAGGCGTTAACATCTACGAGTCAGCGAACGTTACCATCGATGGTTCTGACGATGCTAAAGGTGCTGTGTTTGCTCCAGAAGCTCTCGCTATCGCTATGAAGCGTGACTTCCAGATCGAGCCAGAGCGTGATGCGTCTAATAGGGCGTTCGAGCTTAATGCCACTGCCGTTTATGGTGTTGGTGAGCTTGATGATTCCTATGGCGTTGAAATCCTTTCTGACGCTGCACTTTAAGGTAAATGCCCCTTCTCACGAGGGGGCTTTTTTCTGATGCCGATTACATATAGGGGCGAAAGATTCGAGGGCTATAACAAGCCTAAGCGCACACCTAATCACCCTGAAAAAAGTCATGCGGTCTTAGCTAAAGAAGGCGAAAAGATCAGGCTTATCCGTTTTGGGCAGAAAGGCGCAGACAACAAGCCACCAAGAAAAGGCGAAAGCGAAGCAGACAAAGCCAAGCGCAGAGCGTTCAAGGCGAGGTTTGCAAAAGACATTGCAAGAGGCCGCAGAGATAAAACAGCATCGGCGGCTTATTGGGCAGATAAGGTGAAATGGTAATGGCTTTCAGTTCAGATTCAGACCTAACCGATTTAATCCCAGACATTCTATCTTTAGGAATAGACGCATTCACTGATGAGCATACAAAAGCTCAAGCAGATATTGAGCGCGAATTGCGGATAAAGTGGTGGGATAAAAAAGGGCTGTCAGGCGAGATGGATGCTTCCTTGCTTACTGATAGCCAGTTCACTAGATGCTCTGCGTATTTAGTGCTTTGGAAGTACGCCCTGCCACAGCTTACAAACTGGGTACAGGATGACCGCTTCCAAAATATGATGGATTTTTACAAGGCTCGCTATGGTGAGGAGCTGGAATCAATCTTACGTGATGGCGTTGAGTACGATGATGACGACAATGACGTTATTGATGATGACGAAAAGAAATCAATTCACTCTGGCCGGTTGAATAGATAATGCAAGTCAAGATTGATAGCAATGCCAAAGAAGTCGAGAAGCGAATAGGCAAGAAAGGCAAGGAGTTATCGGCAAGCGTCAAAAAGGCTTTGTCGATCACTGCACAGCAAGGCATCAATATAATTGAGACCAGAACAAGCAAAGGGATTGGCTTCAAGGGTGCATTCAAGCCTTACTCAACTGGTTACGCGCTATTTAGGTCAGAAACCGGACGAGGTACTAAGCCTGACCTTTCTTTCACTGGGCAGATGCTAGGCAGTATCACAAGTAGAGCAACTGGCAAAAAAGCGGAGATATTCTTTACTAGAGCCGCAGAAGCTGAAAAGGCGGCAAAGAATAACAAGAGCCGACCATTCTTCGGCTTTAATCGAGCAGAGCAAAAGCAGTTAGGTGAGATATTCTTTAGGGCTTTGAAATGAGTGTCAGAGAAAATATCGCAAACAACATCGTTTCGACTTTACAGTCAGTGACATCGCCTATCTCGATTAGGTATGTTACTAGAGAGCCTTTTGCTTTTGATAAACTATCTAACGCGCAATACCCAGCCGTATTGGTAAGAAGCGCAGGAGAAGATAGAGAGGATAGCTCTATTGGCGGTTCTATTACGCAGAGAATGGCGAACATCAACTACGAGTTGGTTTGTTTTGTTAAAGGCTCTGCGATTGATACTGCTAGAAATCAGATAATCGAGGCGATTGAAGAAGGTCTAGATGTTGACCGACTGCGTGATGGTAATGCACTAGATACGCAAATAATCAACATTGAGATAGATGAAGGTTCTATTGACCCCATTGGTGGGGTTATTATTACGGTTCGCGTTTTGTATCAATACACTCGCGGCACAGCTTAACTTTAAGAGGAAAAAATCATGGCGACTAAAACAGGCGCATCTGGAGTAGTAAAAATAGCAGCTTCTGGCGGCTCGGTTGCCGTTATTGGAGAAGTTCGTTCATTCACTTTCGATGGTTCAGCAGACACCATTGAAGATTCAGTTATGGGCGATACTACGCGCACATATAAATCAGGGCTGAAAACCAACACACTCTCTGTTGAGTGCTATTGGGATGAGTCTGATGCACAGCAGCTAGCACTTGACGAGCAAGCAGAAATTGATTTCGAGCTTTACCCAACTGGCACTGGCACTGGCGAGACTTACTATTCTGGCAGCGGTATCGTAACTTCACGATCTATTACTGGTGCTTTTGACGGAATGGTCGAGGCCAGCTTTAGTGTTCAGTGTAGCGGAGCAGTTACCGAAGCCACAGCATAGGTATAAAACATGGGATTAGCTAAAGAGCTGAGAAACCGCAGAAGCATTAACACACGCGAAGTTTTAGTGCCTGAGTGGGGTGACGAATCTGGTGCGTTCAAGTTGTATTGTAGACCAATTACCTGCTACGACTTAGATCAACTTCAGAAAAAGCACCCGAACTTCTTATCAAACACAACTGTCGGTGCGATGGTTGATTTGATTGTTATGAAGGCACTAGATGAATCAGGAAATAAGATTTTTACTTCTGCTGAAGATCGCATTGATTTGATGGGTGAGGAGACTAATGTTATTTCTGCAATCGCCAATCAAATGTTTTCTGAGATCGAATCTGTCGAGGCTATTGAGGGAAACTGAGAGCCGATCAGTCAAGGATAAATCTACTCTCTTTGGCAGATCGGCTACACATCACAATCGAAGAGGCAGAGCAAATGCCTGTCAATCACTTTAACGAGTGGCTGGCTTACTTTCACATCATGAGTGAGAAAAATGGCTGAAGATGTCAAGATAACGATCAGCGCACTTGATAAAACCAAATCAGGTTTTTCCAGTGCAACCAAAGGTCTAAAGGCTATTACTGGCGCGGTACTTAACGCCAAAACTGCGATTATCGGACTGGTTGGTGCTGTTGGCTTTGGCGCGATAATAAAATCATCACTTGAAGCCACTGATTCCCTAGCAAAGACTGCCGCCAAAATAGGCACAACAACGGAAGCACTTGGTGCGCTCCGCTATGCTGCTGATCTCACAGGCGTGTCTACACAGACGATGGACATGGCTCTGCAAAGGTTCACAAGGAGAACCGCCGAAGCTGCCAAAGGAATGGGCGAGGCAAAAGGCGCAATCAGAGAACTTGGCATTAACGCGCAAGAGCTGAACAGACTGCCCCTTGATGAACGCATGATTGTCTTGGCTGATGCGTTTCAGAATGTGGAAAGCGAATCTGACAGACTGCGCCTTGCTTTCAAGCTCTTTGATAGTGAAGGTGCTGCGCTAGTAAATACGCTTTCTCAGGGCAGCGAAGGCCTGAAAGAAATGCTCGGCGAGGCTAGGGAGCTTGGTCTCTCTATGTCTAGCAGTGCCGCTAAAGGTGTTGAAGATACAGTCGATTCACTGACTAAACTTAAAGCTCTATTTAAGGGAGTAACGGATCAAGTTGTCGCTGCTTTTGCCCCTGCTATTGAAGCGATGGTAGAAAGGTTCACAGCATTCCTTCAAGAGTCGATCAAAGCAAAAGACGGTGTCGAGAACTTCG